TTTTTAGATAGTCTGTAAGAATAGACTTTACTGAATCACTAATTCTAAGAGAGGTTGGAAATTTTTTAGGAATTCTTACAGTTTCATTTGTAATTGCTTCTCTGGAAACTAGATGTAGTGTGAAGGATTCACGATTAGTTTCTGAAAGTACATCTGTAATACTAGAAACATACAAATAGTCGTCTGGATTTTTCGTAAAATCCAATCCAGGATTTGTTGAAGAGTTTCCAGCAATTTTTAAAGAAATTCTTTCTCCCCCACGGAGAGGTAAACCATTATAAATCGACTGTTTATCGCCGTCTGGTTTATCGGAAGAGGGTATGGTGTTTCCCGTATTTACAACTTTAATTTTTGCAGTAATACAAGGAGAAAATATATCCTCAAAATATTGAAAAACCACAGCAGCTGTAGTTATATCAATTGTTCTAGAACCGTCATTGGATTCTAAAATAATCTGTTCATATATCGACTTATTAATTGACATTATAGATACGCTAAATCTAGGAGAAGTTTATTCTTGATAAAGTTATTTAACAATCTAAAATCGCTGATTGTATTTGGTGGTGCAAGTTGAGTAGCAGCAGCCGTAGTAGCAGTTGGTGGCGCACTATCTTGTGCTGGAGTGAAAATCATTAAATCGGCTGCTGCTCTTTCTGGGGGTGGTGTTAATTGAGCTTGTGCTGCAGGTGATGCTGTTGGTGAAACTTGTGCTGGTGCTGGTTTTGCTGGTGGTCTTTGTGTAGGTGATGGCCCTGGCCCTGGTGCCGAAACTAGTGGATTTTTTCTCGTCCATTGACCAATATCTTCATAACTTGTAAACCGTCCATTTTCTTTTGGTGGATATTTTGAAATTTCCCAATGCAAGTGGGGAGCTGTAGATCTACCACTACTTCCCATATAACCCATGAGAGTGCCTTGTCTTACACTATCACCTACATTCAAAGGAGATGGCTTCTGCATATGACCAAAGAAATGGTAAGAACCATAAACAGAATCTTTCCAAATAACCCACCATCCATAACCAGCACCATAAGAATCTGTTTTATTAATATGCGTCACTACTCCCGGTAGATATGCATACATTGGTGTTCCTTCCTTACCAGCAATATCCCAACCATTGTGTTCTCTTCCCCATCTCAATCCCATTACAGAGGTTATAACTACTCCAGAATTTGGTTTAAATGGACTATATGGTAAACTTACTCTCCCCAAACCCATAGAACCAGAATTACCACTAACTGGTGTAAAACTTGAAGTTGGAGCTAACGGTGTGCTTGGTTGTGCTTGCTCTCGTGATGGGGATTGTGGTTTAGATGGTTCTTCGCTTGTTTTTAAGAATGAATTATATTTATTTTTAAAATCTAATACTCTTCTTGATGGTTGACCATAATAACTTCCACCTCCCGCCATCGGAACAGCAGCCCATTCAGTGGAAAGAGAATTTAAAACTCTATTACTTACTCCTTCCTTTAATAGTATTACACTAGAATCGCCATTAAGTTTCCTATCCATCAACCAAATCGCTGCTTTATCTTGATTGATGGGAGAAAAATCAGTCAATCTAAGTGCTTTTGACGCCATATTCCATGTATCAGGCATAAATTGGTATCTTCCGGCGGCAGCACTAGCATATCCATTTTTACGAACAACAGTATCTGGATGTTTCCATCCTTTAGATGTATCAAATTGACCTCCACCAAACATAGTTCTATATGAAACACCACCTTCTGCCCATGCGATAGCATCAAGCATCGCTCTTTGTTCTTTTGTTCCGTATGAAGCTTTAGTTTGATTAGTACCTGCTCCACTAGGAGCTGGTGCATCTGGAATTAATGTTTTTGTTCTAGGCTCTCCCAATCCAGGTGCTCTTTGCGTACCATCCAATGATTGTGTTAAAGGAACTGAGAAAACACTGAATGCATTTGATAATTTGTTGCCGAAATCTTGTAAATTTTTCGTTAACTCACCAAAAGAATCTGAAACACTACCTTCAGTAAATTGTCTAAAGTCAAATGTTACAATTGAGATAAAAGAATTTTGTAATAATCTATTAAAGCTTGTTGAAATATTAAAAATATCACTCGTCAAATTATAAACTGACATACTGACTTTATTAATTCTATTTACAAATTCTTTTCCAACAAAAACCCAAGTAGGAATATTTTCAATTATCCAACCAGCAGTAACATATCCCAAAGCATTTAGCAATCGAGTAAGAGGTGGACTATCAGATTTTTCAACAAATTCAACAGCGTTTGTTGCTGATGACGATACTTTTGAGGATTCTAAAAGATCCTCCATTTCTTTTCTTTTAGATGCTTCTTCTCTTTGTTTTCGAATTATTTGAGTATTCAAAAATAAATCCTTTTTAATTTTTGAATTATTAGTAATATTTTTTTTAATATTATTAATACTATTATTTGTAGTGGAAAATGATTTTCTAGTAGATCTCAAAGAGTTACTAATTAATCCAAAATAAGAGGATGTAGTTTTAATTGTATCCCTAAGACCTGCCATATTATGTCACCACATTATAATTTAATTGTGAATATAGCACGTAAAAATTATCTGGATTTGATGAATTAATCATCGGCACATCAGTAATTTGTATATTATTTGTGGGAGGGGCACTTTGTTGTGATTGTGCTTGTGGTAATGGAACTACAGTTATAGTTGGAGCGGGTTGAGGAGTCTCGCCAACTTGTTGAGCTTCTCTTGGTGGAGCAGTAACTTGTGCATTTGGTGTAATCTGCGCCTGTGAAGTTTGTGCCGTTGTAGTTGCTGTGGTTGCTGTTGGATCTGGTAATCCTAATTGAGACCATGCATATCCTTTAGAATCTACCCATTGTTTGGCTTGTATTTGTTCTTGTGGTGATAACTTATTCCAATATTCACGTATTTGTCCTTTTGCACCAGGAAAATCTTTATACTTCCATGCTTTTTCAAATTGTGCAATTCGTTCTGGCGTAAGTGGTGGTGTGGTTGAAGTTTGTGGCGCAGGCTGCCCCATCATCGTTTCTTGAGGAGTTGCCGTCGCTGGTGTTGGTCCTGGAGTTGCTTGAGTATTAGTTGATGAACTTTGTAAATCAGATGCTGATGTTTGTAATACTGGAGTTATTTGAGCATTTGGTGCTCGTGTAGTTGTAGATGTTGTACCGACACCTGCAGTCGTAGCTGCCGTCCCAGACATAACCACAATTGAGGTCGTAGAGGCTCCAGAAGGTGCTGCGGGGCTTTCGGAAGAAGGGGAGAAGGTAGGAGGTGCAGATGGAGGTGCAGGGGGCGCAGGAGATTGCGTTTGAGCAGGTGACCCTTGATTCGATGTTTCCTCTTTTGCTGGGGGTAAAGTACCTGAATCTGGTGATGGTTCGGGGTTATCAGACGACCCATCCTTCAATCCTGGAATTAAGTTTCTTAAAAATTCAAGAGGATCGCCCTTTAAAATATCCTTTATACCTTTAGTAATAGATGATAAAATATTCTGAACTACCGAAAATCCAGATCCAATTGCTGACAATCCCCCAGTCAAAAGTTTTAAACTATTTCCTATCGAATCTTTAATAGTAGTAAATAACTCACTACTTTTATTTGTATTTGAGGATATTGCACTAATGAGATTAGCTGTTATCCATCCACCAAATAAAGCCGTTAGTGCAATATTAATACCACCAAATGTTTCTTTTATTTGGGGTGTTAATTTTTCTACTGGTTGTACAACTGCATTTTGAATCTTTTTTTCAATTTCACTTTCTTTTCCAATTCTTATTTGCCTTTCGGCCAATAATCGTTCTTGTTCTTGTTGGGCTCTAATTCTATTTTGTTCTTCCGTGGCATCTTGTTGAATTGCAAAGGAAACCCCGGTTAAACTATTATTTAATTTTCCAATATCATCTCTTATTGCTAAGATACTAGAATTAAACCCAGAAAGAGCATTTTGTTGTTCTTTTATAATCTCTGCATTTTGCGAATCTATATTGCTTTGATTATTTTGTACTGTAGCAACTTCATTTTTAACTAGAGAAATTATTTGAGTTCTACTCAAAATAGAATTTCTAGTTTCTTGTGCTAGTATGGAATCTGTTTCCTTTACTAAGGTTTGCTCAGCCATTTTCGTTGTTTAGATTTCTTTTTTCGATATCCTGTTTAACGAGAGCAATAAATATTTCTCTTTCCCAAGGAATCATATTTTCTAGTTCTGTTAAAGAATATTTATGGTACTGAACCATAGCAAAATTAGTTTTATAGTATGACTCAAGATCCTCATGAGCCATGGCTATGCGAAAAAACTTGTCAGCCCCTCCAGAAGAACTTCACTTTCGACTCCTGTATTTGGATTATGAATTTTAATTACATGCGAAAGTTTAGGCATTGATTCGAAGAATTTTTCAATCTGCTTAAACTCTTTGGGCGTTAATCTTTCAACAAATTCTACAAGTTCTTTCTTTGTACATTCTGAAGCATCCCAGGATTCATCTTCACTATAAACTTGTTCAATACATGATGTAATTAGATCAAACGTTTCATCTACAGTAATATTAATTCCTGTTGTAAAATTAGTTTTAACAAATTCTTTCAATGATGGATACTTCATTCTTAATATTAAATTATCTCCTAATTTAATATCTCTCGAATGATTGACATTTTCTTTAATTTTAATCTCGTCTAAATTAATACTCACCGGTACTTTAGTCGTTCCATCATCAGGACAGGTAATAAGTACATCTACACTTTCTCCAACTGATTTTCCACGAACATTTAAAAATAGATATTCGATGTCAAATGTTGCGAGATTTTCTACTTTTATTCCTTTAGTTAAAATACAATTTGATATTACAGTCTTAACTGCATTTGCAATTTGCTTTGGATCCTCGCTTTCCATTGCAATAATTAAAACTTTTTCTTCTTTAACTAGAAAAGGTCTATAATTAATTTGTTTTTTAATTGAAGGAATTTCTAATGAATAACTTGGTACAGAAATCGTTGGTAATGGCATAATATCCTACAAAGTCAGATAATTTATTTATTAGTACTTCCGTAAAGATATTCAGTTAAAGTTTTATTTGCTGGAACAAGTTCTACACCATTGGATGGAACTGAACCAGGAGATCTGGGCCACAGAATCGGTCTATTCGCTGGTGGTGTGGATGTAGTTGGTGGAGGTGTAGGTACTGTTGGAGGTGGCTGTGGACTATCATTTGATTGAGTTGCAATATCTAAGCTAGAAGCTCTTCCTATTACATAGCGATCAATTTTAAAGTTCACTTGTACCTTTAGAATATCAGATTGATTATACGCTACTGCAGGAGGACCAATATTGTATGGATATAATCCAATAAATGTATATGTAAGCTCCTTATAATAGTTTCTATCAAATTTAACTATCGTCGTTCTATTTGATTTATAAAATTCAGGATACTGCATTCGAATAAAATAACCAGTATCGACATTACTGTTGATTGGTTCATTATTACTATCAATTGGATTGGATGCACCACTCGAAATAAACTCCATCCAATACTCTAAAAATTTCAATGTATTGTAATTACTGTCAACATAAAATTGAAGAGTTATATCCGAGTATAATCTTCTATGAGCAAATGTCTCAGTAATTCCCATATAATTATCAGAGATATCAGCTGTACTCAATTGTGTTGTTGGCAAAATTGCACTATAACACAATAAACCCGCATCTTCAGCAATGAATCTGGATGTTATTCCTTTTCGTAATAAATAAGAAGTTAGTTGCGGCGGAAGTCCACCAAACTTAACTTCATAATGGGAAGTCTGTGCTAAATTGCCGAATAGTGGTCGAATATCTGATATTTTACGTGGTCTAACTGGCATTCTAAATACCTAGTATGAGTTCTATAGTATAAGTATTTAGATGTCATATAAAGAATTTAATGTGGGCAGCAACAGAAGTCTAGGGCAATGGAAATGGGATAAAAATAAATGAAAAAATTTTTACAAGGAAAATATACCCCCAAATTTCCGGAAAAATATAAAGGTAATCCCTACGAAATATACTACAGATCAAGTTGGGAAAGAAAATTTTGCACGTACTGTGATTTAAATGAAAACGTATTAGAATGGCAATCGGAAGAAAAATGTATTCCTTATCGTTCTCCAGTAGATGGAAAAATTCATAGATATTTTCCAGATTTTCTTATAAAGGTAAAAGATGTTAATGGGTCTATTAAAAAATATGTGATTGAAATTAAACCAAAAAAACAAACTGTGCCACCACCAAAACCAAAAAGACAAACTAAAAAATATATTCAAGAAGTTTATGAATATGCTCGTAATCAGTCCAAATGGGAAGCCGCAAGAGATTGGTGTATGGATAGGGGATATGAATTCAAGGTCATTACGGAAAAAGAACTTAACATTAATTACTAAAAATGGCACTTACCGGACACGAAAAAGATCTTACAGAGTATACAAAAAACGAACTTGTTGAAATAGCTAAAAATTATAAAATTTACTATAGATCAACTTCCGGCGTTGGTAAAATGGGAGCCTATCAAAGGCTTACTAAACAACAACTGATTGATTTAATTAAAAATGATTATGATTATATTGTTGCAGATCCAGAAGGTAATAAAGTACGTGATCCCAATCTTTCAATTTATAATAAACTAAGATTCTTCAAAAAAAACTTAACGGGAACAGAAACACCAGAATATCTTATGAATGAAATTCTAAGTATTCTTGAAGGAAGAGAAAGACCATTCCCTATACCTGGAAAATATTATACCTATATCTACTATGCAGTAACACCTAAAATTATATACGATAGGCATCCTTTGATTTTAGCAGGTAATCCTTTACCTAGAGGATTTTTAGGTTATAATTACCATCATGGTAGAGCACCAAGACAATACAATACTGTAGATGGAGATAGATTAGTGAGTGGATTATATGAAGTTATGAGTGATGAAGTTATTATTTTGAGAGGAGTACCTTACGCAAAAATGTTGAGAACCTCATGATAAATAGTTAGAAAACCCAATGGCTCCGCAGATTCTTAGATATCCGAAAAAAAATATTGGTCCGCAAGATGATTACTTTAAGATTCAAGTTTTAAAGTATCAGGCTCCTGGATTGACTTCGGGAAATAATAATTTTGGATTGAGAACGACAGAAGAGGCATTGAATCAGGGTGGAAGTATTAAATCTTCTCCTCTTTCTATTATTCTTCCAATGCCATCGAATATACAAGACAGTAATTCCGCAGATTGGGGTAGTAATGCAATAAATCCTGCTGCTGCTGTAGCTGCAAATGGAGTTTCGTCACTTATTTCTGGCCAAAATAATCTTGGTGATATGTATAAATCCACACTTGAAAATCTGGGTAAAGTTATAAACAGTAAAGAAGGGCAAAATGTAGCCACATCTAGTTTTTCAGCTTTAGCATTAAAAGCTCTTTTTGGACAAGCAGATCTTAATTCAATTTCATCCAGATTTTCTGGAACAGTTCTTAATCAAAACGTAGAATTGCTATTTAATAATATCACCATGCGTCCAGCATATTCATTTACTTTTGATATTGTTCCAAGATCAAAATCAGAATCTGATGAAGTCAAACAGATTCTTTGGAACTTAAAGAGATATATGACTCCTAGAAGAGGACCAAAGGAAGCTGGCGGTGGTCTTTTTATTCAAGCCCCATCCGTGTTTAAATTAGATTATATGAGTGGTGGGAAAATTCATCCATTCTTACACAGATTTAAACCTTGTGCTCTTACACAAATGAATGTAAACTATACGGGTTCTGGAAATTATGCAACTTATTCAGATGCAACACCTGTTCATATGCAATTATCGCTGATGTTCCAAGAACTCACACCAATCTATGGTGAAGATTATGAGACTGGTGAGTTTCAAGAAGGCAGAGCCGGAGTTGGATACTAATGACATACTTCAGAGAAATACCAAATTTAGAATATCAATCATTCTTATCAGATAGAAAAAAATCTAGCGATTATATTCTAGTTAAAAATATTTTTAGAAGAGTTAAACTTCGTGATGATTTACATAATGTTCTGACTATATTTGATAAGTATCAGATACCAGATGGTTCACGACCCGAATTAGTCGCAGAAGAAGTTTATGGAAGTGCTCAATATGATTGGGTTGTATTGATCTCTGCAAATATTACCAGAGTGAGAGATCAGTGGCCTTTATCAGATCGAGACATTTATGAATATGCAGAAAACATTTATGGAACCGAACTGAATTCAATTCATCATTATGAAACTGTTGAAGTTAGAGATTCTGAGAATAAATTGATTCTTCCTGCCGGCAATATCGTTGATTCAAACTTTAAAATCTACTACTACGATCAAGGATCACTCTATACAAACGATCAGACTTCTTTGGGTGAAGGTGTAGTATCAATTGCAAATCCTATTATAGGTGTGAGTAATTATGAGTATGAAGTTAGAAAGAATGATAAAAAAAGAACAATCTATTTACTTAAACCAACATATCTTCAGCAAGCAATTAATGATACAAGAAAAGCGATGACCTATGACAGGTCATCGCAGTATGTGAATGAAAAGATAATTAGAACTGAGAATACAAGAGTTACTTCAGCTATCGGCTAGATTTTTGAAGTATTGCAGGGTCTCATCTTCTTCTTCATCATCGAAAGATTGTGAAGGCTTCAGACCATTCAGTTCTGAACGAAGATTTTCATCTAGCTCACGAACCGAACCCCTTGAATCATCTTCATCTTCGAAGTCTTCGGAACTTTGACTACGAGGAGAACCTTTTGTGCCAAGAACATACTCAAGACGCTTCTTAAGTTCATCATATGATTTGAACTTATCGGTAGAAACAAGTTCAGCAAGAGAATACTCTTTCTTCCAAACTTCTTCCATAGCATCATCATTCTTCATAAGAGGTGCGGGAGCGGCGAATTCGCTAGAGTCGTAGTTGCGATATCCAGCAACGTTCTTTGCTTTCAGCTTGAAATTTGCACCTTGCCAGAGATCAAACGGGTCGATTGCAACTTCATCTTCAAACTCGGGTTGCATGGCAGCGATAATCTTGTCGAAGATTTTCTTACCATACTTGAAGAGAAATACCTTTCCTTCATTTTCTGGATTTGCAGGATCTTTGACAACGTAGATATTGCTAATGTAAGTCAACTTACGCTTTTGCTTACGAGCAATTTCCTTACCTGCATCGGTTCCATTGTTCCAGAGTTCAGAATTATATTCAGAAACTGGATCCTTCTCACCGAGAGTAGTACGGCTGTTTTCAATATACCAACCGCCTGGCCCCTGGAAAGCATGAGCATAGAGCTTTACGAAAGAAAGATCTTCTCCTTCAGGGGGAGGAAGGAAACGAATTACGGCATAACCGTTTCCGGCCTTGTCGCACTCTAGTTTCCATACACGATCATCGGATGAAGAGTTCGATGAGTTCATCTTTTCAACTTCTTTAAGAAGCTTTGCAGTAAGTGAACCGAGTTTAGATTGCTTTTTAAGATCTTGGAATGACATTTGGATTTTATGGATAACGTGAATAAATTGGATAAATCGGATTTGATTTATGACGGCTTTATCCTAGCATAGCCGGGAAGGGATGTCAAGCCCG